TGAAAAGCAAGTTAAAAGAGGCGCTCCATTCAAGAATATGCCTCCTTATCACACAGAGGCCCCAAATTTGGAGGAAATAGCTAATTTCTTACCAACACCCCCTGAAAATTTAAAAGGTCTAGATTTAGCTATATGGAAGTCAGAGAATTGGAAATAATTCGTATCTTAGCTAAAATTTTATATTATGGCTGAAGAAAAATTCTCATACTTTGTATCTTATCTTAAAGATTCATTTGACCAAGCTGTTGTTTGGCACCACCAAACCGAAACATATGCTGTTCATAAAGCATTGGGTAAATTTTATGATGGTATCCTTGGTTTGACAGATGGGTTAGTAGAAAGCGTAAGTGGTATTTACGATAGACCTATGCATTATCAAATTGATAGTCCAGCAGATTATAAAAGCTCAGATCAAGTAGTTAAATATTTTAAATCTTTATACAAGACAATTCAAGAAGAAAGAAAAGAGATTTATCAAGAATCTTGGGTTCAAAATCAAGTAGATGAAATTGCTACATTAATAGCTGAAACATTGTATTTATTAAGTTTAAAGTAATATGAAAAGTAAATTAAAAATGATGAAGCGAGCAGATGGCTCGTATTCTCCACGCGGTTTATGGGATAATATTCGTGCTAACAAAGGAAGTGGTAAGAAACCAACTGCCGAAATGTTAAAGCAAGAAAAGAAAATTAAATCAGAAGAAAAGAAATAGTTATGGCTGGAGCTTGGCAACGTAAAGAAGGTAAAAATCCTGAAGGTGGCTTAAACGCTAAAGGCAGAGCATCGTATAATTCTGAAACTGGTGGCAATTTAAAAGCTCCGGTTAAGTCTGGTGTTAACCCTCGTAGAGTTTCTTTTGCAGCTCGCTTTGCTGGTATGCTTGGAGCTATGAAAAAACCAAATGGCGAACCAACAAGGAAAGCATTAGCATTAAAGGCTTGGGGTTTTGGTAGCGTTGAAGCTGCTCGTAAATTTGCTAATGCACATAAAAAATCTTAATCTTCTGGTTCTAAATCTACCCAATCGGTACAATTACCATTACATTCTGGAGCATTTGGACAAACTATGTAATCATGATCAGCACCTTTTAATACATTAAACGATGTTTCTACCTTGTAATCTCCAACAGTAATTGTTTTATTACAATGTAAACAATGTTTTTTGTCACCTAATTTTGGAACATTTGCAAATGGGTAGTTTTCTTTTAAAAAAATCTCTTTGTTTTCAATTTCTTTTAATTTCATTTGTTAATTTTTAATTTCTTTTTGTTGATCTAAAATTGCTCTACCCTTATCTGATAATGGTCTAGCATATATTCTTAATTTCTTTTGTGTAATTGGGCATACAAAAGTTAAACCTGCATCTAAATAAGATTTTATTATTAATTCTAAAACTCCATCAGCATCTTCACTTGCGCCAATTACATGAGGTTCATCATAATCAAATTGCATACAGAAATCGCATCCGTTTAATGGTTCTGCATTTTGCGGAAGGTTTAATTGTTTTTCTTTTTTAGATTTTGCCATTATTAAAGTTTTTGTGGGTGTTTTCAATATCTTGTAAAAATTCTCTTGCTTTTTCTACTTTTTGCTCAATGCGTAAAATATCATCTTCGTTTCTATTAACTTCAAACATAAGTATTCTTTCTTCCATAGCTATATCATCAAACTTCATGTTTAATTCTAGCTTCATGGCTTCTCTTACAAACTCTGGGCTTTCTTCTGAAATTACATCTAGCTTTTTAAGTAAGTAATACTTCTCTTGTTGGATAATATTATCTGGTGTATTTACAAGGCAATAAGCAATAGTAGCTTTGGTTTTACCTGTAAGCCACATATATGACATCATTTGCCAATAGTATAAATTATCAAGTTTATCTGGGATATTACCTAAGAATGTCCATAGGTCATAACTAGATTTAATATCAATAATTCCATCATCAATAATATCTGGTAGCCCTGTTATGTATTTATTTGAAAATCTTTCCGTATTTTTAACAAAAGGTTTCTTTAAGTACATAGATAATAAATCAATCGATTCTTGCTCTACTTCAATGCCTTTTTTCATTTGCTTTGTTTGAATATCTTTACTCCTATTATACTTATTAGAAATATAAACATCAAGCAAATGTCTTTGTGCGGTCTTAGAAAGTAACCCAGCTTCTTTGTCCGCTTTGGTTACTGGTTCGGTCATTATATACCCTACAGAGCTTGCTCTGATTAGCGTTTCATTCCAATTCATAGTTATAAAGATTTATGTTTAGCGTTATAAGATTCCAATACTTCTGGATTATTTTTAGCCATTAATTCCCAAGCTCTTAACTCATCTCTAGTCTTGCAAGCATTTATAAATTCTATTGTTTTTTCAGCTAAAGATTTTTTAGATTGAGTAGGAATAATTTCATCAGGTATCTCTTGGTAAAATTCATTTAAATCTTTTAATTTAATTACATTTTGCTTGTGATATTCTTCTACAAGTTCTCTTGCGTAATCAAGAGCTTTATTAGCAGATTCGCCTTCATTAAGGGCAAATTCAACACCAATTTTTTCAGAAGAATAGTTTCCTAGGTTAAATGTTCTAGTGTAGTTAATCGTTTGTATATGCATAATATTGGTTTATTTTATTCTGGTTACAGTAGTAGTGTTATCAGTAGCTTTAATCTTAAATAATTTATCTTTGTGAGCGTCTTTTTTCTTTAAATTAGATACCATAACCATTACAGATGTATATGGGTTATCTAACCTAAGATGTTCGCCTAATATTAAATCAGCAACCTTACTGGAAACTGAATCGGGGGAAATGCTTCTTGCCATGTTGTGTGTTTTGGAACAAAATTAATTTAATTAATTTAATTAAAAAAATAAATTTAATTAAATTTTTGTATATATTTGTATCCGCATAAGACATAGTTAAAGGTTTAACTGGTATCGCTCCTAAGTTTCTACTTGGGAGCCTTTTTTTGCTTATTTGTCAAGTTATAGCTTTACGACAGGGGGAGGACTTGCGTAGTTTGACTACCAACAATTAACAAATTTTGTTACAAGTCTATATAAATCAGTAACATATTTGCCCTAATTCCATTACAACATTTTACATATTGTACCTAAAACATTGTACAATGTTCCCAATTTGGTTACAAAAGTTCGCTAATAGAAAACTTTATCAATCATTTGTACGGCGTTTATACGTACAATTTGAGCCGTAATTGATTGACAATCGGCTCATTAATGATCTATAAAAAAAAACCGCCGAACGAATTAACGAACGGCGGCAAACCTATAAACCTATGAAAACCTATGCGCCTGCTGTTTCCAGAACAGAATAAACTGCTTGTGCAACGCTTGGTGCTAATGCAGGCTCAGAACCTGTAAAAGTTAAAGTGAAACCACTTCTATCAGCTTGCGCAGTACCGGTAGATGCTGCATTTGCAGTCATATCAATACCACGAGTTTTTCCTAAATACCAATAAATGCCGTTGCTATCTTTTGCAACTGCCACTAAACTATTTTGCGCTAACAAAAGTAATTCATTTCTTGTATTGGTTTGTAATTTGTTTAAAATTATTTGTAGTTCTTGACCATAAACAACTGTTCCGTTTGCAACAGAAGCAGTCATAGTTTGATTGAACATTGAAGTATCTTTAACTAAAGCATACTTCCAAAAACGCTTTCCACTCGCCTTAGTCAAAGCAGTAATTACACCACTCGCCTCAGTTGTTGCAGATACGTTTGCCGCTTCTGTGAAATATACTTCTACGATTCCGCCTAAACTATCGCGACAATCTAAAGTATATCCTTGTGTTAATGCACACGCCATTGTTATTTAATTTAATATTTTAAAAAATGGGGGTATTTTACACCCCCGAATAATTATGCTAAGATGAACTTCACGATCTCGTCTGGGAAAGCAAAGTTTACACCCATTTTAAATTCAGATACAAAACGAACTTGGTCAGCTTCTTTTGCATAGAAAATTTCAAACTTTTCTTCTTCGTTCAACAAATCTGTTCCTAAGAACAAGTTGCTTAATCTTGAAGCGTAAATTTTATTTGTTCCGTTTAAACCTTGTAAAGCAATAACTTTAATAGGAGTACCTGGTAATACAAATTCGCTATCAGACTTACCATCAAAAGAATAGTTAAACATATTAGCATTCTTCAATGCAATAGTGTAAGTTCTAAATGTGTCCATACCGCAGAAAATAGTCATATCATCATAAGCTACTACCTTAGCATCAATAGCTTTGTAAACACCATCAAAAATGCTTACTACGTTTGAAGCTACAATACCTGTTGCAGCACTAATAGGCGCAGTTGCGATATAAGTTGCACTATTTGCAGCTACCGGTCCAGATGCAGCACCGATTAATTTAACAAGTCCGTCAAATTTTGAAAGATTAGCGTTGCCACTATCTGTATCACCCTGCCATAACGCAGTTTCTAATTGAGAAGCAATAGTTTTAGCTTTTTTCTCAGCAAACGCTTGCTCAAAAGGAATAGAATCATAAATTGATCCTGTTGGTAATGCTTTTTGTAAATACTTAGCTTCTAAGTCTTTAGGACAAAGTGCTTCGTTTACTTTAATTTTTCCAACTGTTACTGTTCTTTGAGTAAAAGTTGTTGAACCTGATGCAGTAAATCCGCAGCTTCCGCCCGCTTGAAATATTGCGTCTGTGTCCATAATGTTAATCGTTTCAGAAGACTTTACGCCTACCATAACGTTACCTGCGCTCTTAATTAAAGATGCAGTTTTTGCGCCTAATACAGAATCCGTTACCAATAAGGCTTCGTTTTGCTCTGTGTATGCGGCTAATGCTGATACGTCAAATGCCATTGTTATTAATTTTTAATGTTTAAAATTGCTTGTCTATATTTATCTAATCTTTGGCTTTTAATATCATTTGTATTAATAAATGAATTAAAGCTGTTAGGTCTTTGAATTGGATCGGCTGAAGGTGTATTTGAAAGTGCTTCAATTAATTCAGCTACTTGTGCAAATCCTTGCTTAACCTTATTTTCTAATTCTAAAACTTTTTCGTCTGATACTCTTTTAGCTTCAACTAATTCTGCAATACTTGCATTGAATTGTTCAGCCATATCTTGCATCTTTTTGTCTTCATAATCTTTGCCTGCCTCAACCTCTGCTTCTGGTGATACTTCTTCAACCTTAGTTTCAATAGCAATAATTTTGCCATTCTCATCTAAAGTAATTTCTGTTCCGTCCATCAATTCGTGGTCGCCTGCCGGTGCTACTGATCCG